ATGAGGGTCAGTCGGAAACGGAAAAACGGGGTCTGGCAATACTGCGTCCACTGGCGGAACCCGGCCAGGCCACCAGCCCGTCCGTACTCGAGGAACTGGTTCCCCTCCCGGGAGGCCGCGGAGAACTTCCTGGCCGGCAAGCAGTCGGAGCGAGACAAGCTGGGCTCTGATTGGGTGGACGTCGCGCCAGCGGATCGGGTTACCGTCATGGCGGCCTTGCGTGAGGCCCAGAAGGCGGGCGTTGATCTCCGCCAGGCCGTCCAGGACGCGGCAGCGGCGCGCCCCGGTGGCAGGATCCAGACCGTGCGTGAGATGTTCGCCGCCTGCGCCCTGGCGCGCGAGGTGCAGGGCCTCCGAGCCCGGAGCATCCGGGCCCTGCGCGGGACTTTCCGCCGGTTCGAGCGGTCAGGGCTCTGCCACCTGCCTGCATCTTCCATCACCCCACAGCATATCGCGGACTACGTGGCTGGACTGAAGGTTGGGAAACGGACCCGACTGGGGGAACTAATCAACCTGCAAACCGGTTTTTCGTTTGGGGTGGACGCCGAGATATTGGCCAAGAACCCCTGCGCCAAGGTCCCGCGCCCCATTGTCCCCCAGAAGCGGACGACCGTCCTGACCCCCGAACAGGCGGAAAACCTGTTTTGCGTTTGCGAGCGGGAAGACCCGGAGCTTTTGGGCTTCCTTTCGCTCGCCGCGTTCGCCGGGCTCCGGCCAGAATCCGAGGTCGAGCGGTTGACCCGAGCGGATGTGGTGGCCCGGCTGAAGATGGGCACGCTCGAGCCACCGGTCGAAAACAAGACCAGGCGCCGCCGGCTGGTCCCCATCCTGCCCAACCTTCGCGCGTGGCTTGAGGCGTGGGCCCCGCTGGGCGCGGAGGTCATCCCTCCGAATTTCCAGCGGCGCTGGCGCCGAATCCGGAAGCTGGCGGGCATCTGGCCGTGGCCTCAAAACGTGCTCCGCCATTCCCGCGTCAGCTACCGGCTGGCTGTCACACGGGATGCGGCCGCCACGGCCATGGAGGACGGCCACAGCGAGGCTGAGATGCACGAAACCTACAAAGAGCTGGTCCCGGATGCGGACGGGGCGAGGTACTACGAGATAATGCCAACGCCCGGGATGGACTACCGCGCGAACGCCGCGACTGCACGCGAGCGACTGGCCGAGAAGCGCCGCGGCACACCCGAGCACATGCGCGCAATGGCCCGCGCGCGGTGGACCGCGAAGTGGATTTCGGCCGGAAATGAATCCGAGCCATCAAAACCAAGCCAACCATGAACACACTCACATACCTCGCCGCGCTTGCCGCGGCATTCCCAGCAGCCTGCCACTCTCAAATAATATACGAGCGCGACGTGCAGGCAATTCACACCGTCATCAACTCAGACGTATGGGATGACGAAAACGGGCACTGGGTGAGCCTCTACGAGGATCACCGCGGGTCCGCGCTTACATTGGCTGGCGGCGATTATGCCTACGATCTCGAGGCCGACGGCGTGTCCGTGCACGGCAGCCTCTCCACGGCGTACACATCGGGCAGCATCACTACGGCGTTCAGCCACTCGATACAGACCCTGCCGCGCACCGGGCTGGGGAGCGCTGGGATCGGTGTCACATTTTCCGTCGGGCTCGACACGTCTTACACCGCGGTTGGTCAGATAGCTCAGAGCTCGCCTCAGTTCGGCGGGCGGTTGGCGTACCTCGTCGAGGTGCAGCCGTCCGGCCTTGATGGCCCGGATGTATTCAGGATTGATTTCGAGGACGACGGCGTGACGGCGCCGTTCAGTTTTTCCGGCACGCTGTACGCCGGGAAGAAATATCGGCTCCAATTCGTGGGTGGTGGGGATGCGGACTTGGAGACGCGCGGCACTCTCGCCTTCAGGATTGGGACGGTCCCTGAGCCGGAGAACATCGTGCTTGCTACCGGCCTAGGGCTGCTGGCTTTTGCTTTCGGATATGGAAGGCTCGGGCGTGCCGCCATCGTTGAACTGCCCTCTGAAGGCACCAATCACCAGAATGATGATGGTGCCGCACAAAATCAGAGTTAAAACGATGAGAGGTAAGTTTTTCAGCCAGTCAGAATTTGGTAATTTCATAAGACGCTTTGAGTATTTGTCACTGGCGGAACGGCGGGCGCTGGAACAATGGGCCCGAGACCCCGGACAAGCCAGGCCAGTAAAGCAATCACTACTGCCGCTGCGGCAATCGCTAGAATAAGGCCCAAAACGTTGCTCTGAGGGCGTGAAGCCTTTTTCGCCTCAGGTTCTGTTGAATTCATTGCGCATAGCGGAGCTTGTTCCGTGCCACGGTGTAAGTGCTTCTATATCAATGGCCCCGTTCGCCCCCCCCCTAAGGGACGTTGCGAATTGCCGGCCCGATACAGCCTGCGAATCAGATCGTCTCTGGATCAAGCCACCGGTAATCATGGCGGACCACGGGCGAGGTGGTCATCCCGGATTTTGCGGCGCGGGAGTAGAGGGTGGAGTCTGCCGGCACGTTCACCGGCGCCGAGTAGGTAGTCCATGAGCCGGGCGCCGCGCCCAGGGCAACGATCTGGTACTCGATGTCGGCTCCGGAGGTGGTGCATGTGAGCGCGACGGACTGCGCTGCGAACACGTCGCCGCCCCGGGGCACCGCCACCGGGTTCGCGACGATGGTGGACATGACCGGCCGCGAGCGCACCACCACGGCCGCGCCGCCGCCCACCGGCGCCAGCGGGAAGATCCGAGCTCGCCCCGCCCGGTCCATGACCTTCAGCACCAGATCCCAATCCCCTTCCGGCAGGGCGAATTCATGCCGGAAACCTGTTTCCGCTCCGGAGGCTGCCCCGGAGAACAGCACGGCCTGCGTGGGCTCCGGACCCAGCGATCGGAGGATACAGGAGGCCAGATCGGAGTTCGGGTCCGTGCACGTCCAGGACAGGCGCCAGGTGCCGCCGGTATCGAAGTCCCCGGCGAAGGTAGCGACGTCGCCCCATGCTCCTGCAGGTGGCCGGTATTCGAGTCGCGTCCAGGCGGCCGCCGGGGCGAATGCGTCACCGAAGGTGAATGCCAAATCCGGACACACGGCCGGGTCCGAAAGCTCCGCCGTCTTCCAGGGATTGCTCGCCTGAAGCCGGAACGTGGCGGGCGTCCCCGTCACGGAGTACGCCCCGAACAGTCGGTGGGTGTACGCCTCAATGGCCGCGCGCCGGATGACGAACACCGCGTCCCCGGTGCTGAAGCCGAGCTTCTTGGTGCCGAAGCGAGCTCGCCGCACTTTTAGGCGCCAGAAGGTCTCTCCGGTGCCGACGCGCGCGGCCTTGAGCGTCATGACCTCGAATTCCCCGCTGGCCTTGAACACCCAGACCAACACCCGCCCGTCGCTGATGGCGTCCGCGCTCTGCGTCTGGGAGAGAAGCGCCAGATCCGAGGCAACGGTGGAGGCATGGACGGTCAGCCTCAGATCCTCCGAATTGTCGTCCGGCGGATTGCCGGTGCCCGGTGTGGAGGAGTAGTTGGCCTGGAGGGTGCCGTGGACGGCGAAGCCGCGTTGGGTCCCCAGCTCTGTGAACAGGGCAGCGTCGGCTTCCTGGAACCAGACCTTCACTGCGGTGGTGACCTTCGAGGTTCGCGCGACCAGCACCGCCACCGATGCTTCTTCGCCGGTCATGGCCGGCGGTGGTTGGACCAGGCGGAACAGGGTGACCTCCTCCGGATCCGGCTGGGCTTCGTCCACCACGTCCCCGGCCGCATCGAGGAACGGCAGCGGGGTGAAGGCGTCCTCCGCCTCGAAACTCACGGTCCGAAGTCCGGAGGGTGGCTCTGCGTCCTGGATGGACAGGCAGCGGCAAAGGATCTGGATGCCGCTCCGCTTGTCGTCCACCTGAAATGGCACCCCGGGTACCAGCCAGGGCACCCGGTCCCGCAGCACCACGGCCTTGCCGGATGCCGGGGCTTGGGACTTCCGCCGGAGATGATCCGCGGCCGCGAATGCGGCCTGCGCCGGGCGGGTGATCCATGGCCGTTCCAGGGTGACGGCCTCTCCGTCCCCTGACCCGCGCGAAAGCGCGTCCACGGCCTTCTGGCGGCGATCCTTGAAGGCGCGGCCGCGGTCCAGGTACTTCACCGACACTTCCATCACGGGCACCCCGCCCACATCCCAGGAAACCGGTTCCGCCAATGATACTTCGTCCACCGTGACGCTGGGCCCCACCGTGGGCGGCTCCGTGAATCGCGGCAGGGTCCGGAGCGCCATGGTCCCCAGGCCGGTGCTCCGTTGCACCACGGGCGCGTACCCGCCAACGGTCTCCAGCAGCTCCTGAAACGTCCGGGCGTCCCGGAGGACGGGAGAGATGCCCCAAGCGGCCGCGTCCTCCTGAAGGGCTTCGGCGGCTTCCTGCCAGCTCTCCGGATCGGCGAGGTCCGGGACCCCGGCGCCAAACACCGGATCGGACAGCAGCTCCGCCGCAACGGCGATGGGATTGGCCTGCCCCTGCTCATCGAGGGCGGCCGCCGGGCCGGTGACCACGGATTGCACGGGCGCCCGCCGCACCACGATCTCGACGTTGGGAGCACTGGTCCGCTCCCGCCCGAACAGCCAGTCCTCCAGAACCACCCAGCACTGACGCCGGTAGGGCGGATGGTCTGCGGAAATTCCCGCAGGCGTGCCAGGACCATGCACCTGGTCAGCGGTGCCCCAGTAGAGGAGACAAACGCCATACCCCGGCACTGCGATGGGGACCGGGTTGGTGACCCCGGGATCGGTGCGTCGGAGGGCGTATTCCTCCCACGGCGCGGACACCGCACCCGGGGCGGTCACCTCCGCGGCCGTGTGATCGTCAGTGCAGACCCAGGCGCGGCCGCCGCGGTGCACGATGTCCCCGGCCTCGTAAGCTTCGGCGTCGGTCCAGTCTCCAGCGGATGCCTCCGGCCAAACCGTTTTCCCGTCGGAGATGATCCCCAGCACGGCGTCCACCGGACCGGCGCAGACCAGGCCAGCGATGGTGCCGTAGTAATCATGGGCGCCCGTGCCGCCCCCTGCTTTGCCTCCGGATCCCATGGTTTTGCTCAGGATTCAGCCACTCTTTACCGCCTTACGGTAAAACGATAAACGCTCACTTCTTGCCCGGCCTCTCCGCGGGCGCCTCCCGCGTGAACTGGTTGATGGGCTCCGACAGCCAGACCAAGGCGAACTTGGCCTCCCCGGCGAACATCGGAATCACGGCCGCCTCCTGATTGGTGGACAGCTCTTCAGCCTCCAGGTTTGCCGGGTCCTGCTGCGCATCCTGAATGTTCGCTCCGCCCTTCACTCGACGGGCCTCCAGACACGGCGCAGACGGCCGCGCCAGGTGGCATCCGCCAGGGAGGAGACGACGGTGCCAATGCCATCGAGAGAGTGAACGAAGGCCCCCGGGGAGATGCAGACCCCGACGTGATGCACCACGCGCCGGAGGCGGAATCCGAGCACGTCCCCGGGCTTCACCACACCGGGCGGGATAGAGACGAAGGCGGTCTGCCCATCCATCCACGGTTCCACCAGGGATTCGTCGGAGAACTCGGCGTGCGCCATGTCCACGTTGGGCGGGTCCAAGTGCAGCCCGGCTCCCTCACGCAGCAGCGCGGCCGCGAGGTGCTGGCAGGAGACCCCAACCCCGCGACTGCATGAGTTGGCGGCGAAGGGCGTCCCCTGCCACGCGGCGGCCGCCGCCTGGAGCGCGGCCACCTTTCCTGGATCGCGGAAGACGGCGTTCATCAGTAGATCCGAATGAACCAAAACCCGTCGAAGAACTCAGCGACGAAACACTGACCGGAAGTCAGCGTCTGATTGGCTGGGTACCCCTTCAGCTTCGTCCCGCTCGTGAAGTTCAACGTCACGTTCCCGTTTGTAACCTTCACCCAGATCTTTCGCCCCTCAGCCGCGCCCTCTACAATATCAGTGTAGGTTTTGGCCGATCCTGGACCCAAGGTGTAGCAATCCGCCTGGTCAATTTTCAGGGTTGTGGCCCCGGTCCCAACGTTGAGAGGGCGAACAAATACATCCGCGCAATTCGTGAGGACATCGTCTGAGGTCTGACCATTGTTGGTGCAGTCCCTCATGATGATATGCGCGGCCGTCCCGTTGAGCGCGAACTTGCGAATCGTCGTCTTGGGCAAGACCGCGTTCGGCTTGACGATGCGGAACGGCCTGTTGGAAAAGCTGGCAGAGAACGGCTTCCCAACCCACAGCGTTCGGTTGTTTGTAGTGTCAAAGAATCCCATGGCACACCTCCGCCACTCCCAATTCCCGGTGGTGACCTCCACTCCAAGAAAGAAGCACCAGTCGATTTCCTCGGCGAATTTGGTGGATGAATTGCCAGTCACAACAAGACGGCTTTCGATGTTATACTGACCGCTGTTGAGTGTGTAAGACAGTAGCCCTGTCCCGCCGACGATGGACGAGCCTTCCGCGGGGCTCTTGGCGAAGACCTCCGAACCGCCCGGGTTGAACGGCCTTCCGATCCAGCAGTCGGGTATGTAATCGTGCTGCCTGAGCAATTTGACCGATAGATCCCCGCCGCCGTTCAGGGCAGCCTTGAGGACTATGGTTTGACCGGGGGAATATTCCCCCATCTTTTTACAGCATAAAGTCAACCTGTCATCGGTGCTGTTGCATTGCTCGGTCGGGTCGAACGACCAATCCTCGGTGACCGTTCGATTAAGCTGGGTATCCCCAAACTGACACCCGTCAAACGTGATGTCGCCGTCAATCCCGTATGCCAGGACAATCGGCTCGCCGTTCGTTGGGGCGGCCGGTAGCGCGGGCTCTACAGTCAGTGTTACGTTCAAGCCTGTAGTGTGAGCGCGAACAATCGACCACATTTTCGAGTTCGGAAAATAGACAGATCGGTTCACTCGCTGGTTTGCGGTACCAATGCTCATCGTGGTGGGCACAGACGTGGTGGTTCCCCCGCCCGCCGCGCTGCCAGTCTGCGCCACAAGCGTGGCAACCGACGCCTGTCCGGCATTATCCTGGACCGCATTCCGCAGGTCGCAGTTGACGAATCGGCAGTCACCGATCCCGGAGAATCTGAGCGCGTTCTCACCTGAGTAACGCATGTCGCAGTTGACGAATTGGATGTTACGACCCTGCTGACCCGTAACCACGCGACTTCCGAAATAGCCGCCATCCGTTGCGTGTGTCGGTATCAGATGAGCGGCGAACTTGTTTCCGCGCAGGTCGCAACCCTCCACAAGGAAGTTGCACCCGGCACCCTGGATTCCGAATCGAAATCCATGGACCGCGACATTCCGGATGCGGATGTTGGCCGCCTGCGACCGGCCCCGGTTCTGATATCCTGGAGTCCAATACTCTGCGGCCGGATCTCCGTCGCCCATTGTCAGGATTTTCCATGCGTGGACGTACACGCCAGCGGAGGCCTCGAACCCTGTCCCGAACTCCTCCATGCCTGTCTGGGAATTGGGAATGCGTAGCCCCTCAATGTAACCGTTCTCCAGGGTGGCATCATCGCCCCCCTCGATGGCCACAGGGATAGACGCGCCCATGTTGTGCTTCTCGATGAGGAAGTTTGATACCGTCGTCCTGCTGACACCGTCCATCAGGATGCACGAGGATGGCACCATCGAATTCCCGTCCAGTCCGATAAACTGAAGCTCCGTAAACAGCGAGCCAACATCGCCCCACAGGTTGAGGACTGAGTGAACGTAGCTGTGCCCGGAGCCACCGCTGCCGGCGTCCAACTTTGCATTAGATTTCAGATTGAAGAACCGCAGCCCCTTTGCCTTGGTGTAAAAGTTGTGCCTGAAAACGCAGGCGAATCCCGTTCCACCGAACGGCACATTGCACTCAAATCCCTCGACCCGAATATCCTCCACAATGCTGCCCCAGCACTTTGTCAGCTGGTACCCCTTTTCGGCAAACCCAGTCAGGATGTTCTTGATGACGGGCCGGTTGACTCGACAGAAATGGAACGGCGACCCGAAGCACCGGCGAAACTCGACGTTTATGAGTCTGACGTCGTCCACCTTCCACGCCTCGAGCGCGTTCCATATTACCTCGTTTCCGCCGGGTCGCGTAATCCCAGCGCCGTACTTCATGTCCAGGATGACACCGTTGAGTTCAGTGTTGGACTTCATATTGATCCATGCAACCGAATCTTTGGGGGAGGTGTTCGGCGCGGTGGAACCCGTGAACGCGGTGGGGACCAGCTTAGCTCCGCGAACCCCGACCACGGTGAGGCCGGCGGGAATATCCCATGTGCTGAGCGCGTAGGTGCGGGCCGGGATCAGCAGCTTGCGCGGCGGGGTGGCGGCGAGCGCGGCCGCCGCAGCCGTGTCGAACGCCGACTTCGAGTTTGTCGTCCCGTCCGTGGGCGCGGAGTAATCATCCACGGACACGTACTCGGCACTGGAGCCGGAGCCCGGAGGCCCGGCCGGACCCGCCGGACCGGTGGGCCCCGCGGCACCGGCAGCGCCCGCAGGACCCGCCGGACCGGTAGCCCCAGGCGCGCCGGCGGCACCGGCGGCGCCAGTAGGACCTTGCGGCCCCGCGGGACCAACAGCCCCCGCCGCGCCGGCCGGACCCGCCGGCCCAACCGGACCCTGGAAAGGCCCAATGTTCACCCAGGACGCCCCGTTCCACTGGATGCCGTCACCCTGCGCGGCAACCATGCCGCCGGTAATCGCCCCGCCCGCCGTCCAAATGTCGCCGGGCTCCGGAGATGCGGGCGCGGACCACACGCCACCCGGCAAGGCCCCCTTGAAGTTGACCCCTGCCCCAGGGGCGCCCTGCGGCCCTGCGGGTCCCGGAGGCCCCTGGATGGTGCGGCCGGGCATTTCGATGACGGCTCGAACAGGACTGACTCGAAGAGTGCTCATAATGGAAACGGATTTTCTGTTGGGACTGGCGGTGGATCAGGCGGGACGGGTGACGTCCGCGAAGAGGGTGAAGGTGCCGGCAACGATGGTGGTGACCACGCCGGTTGGAGACGTCAGCTCCAGGTCATAGACGTACTCGCCGGGAGCAATGGCCCGGGTGGTGGCGGCCGGGGCGGTGACAAGAATGGTGCCGGAGGCGCCGCCGAGGGTGATGCCGCTCCCGCCGGTGCTCAGATCCAGGACAGGCGCCCCATTCTCCGTCTGCGGCCGCACCTGCATCTTGGCCGTGTACCCCGTGAGATCCACGGGATCTCCGTTCCCCTGCGCCCAGAGCGCATCGAATTGCAGCGTGTCGCCGCGCTTCATCTCGATCCAGTTTTCAACGCAGTAGGGAGGGACGGTTTTCATGTCACTTCACTTTTTGCCGCCATTCACGGCGGGGGAGAGTTTCACAAGGGAGGGGTTGGAAGTCGGGATGTGGGGGTGCCCGCCGAAGTTCAGGGCATTGTCGAACTTCGGGCCGCACGTCTCCCAACGGCCATCGCAGCCAGGGAAGAGTTTCAGGACGGCGCCGGTTGCCGGGAACTCGCGGGGATCGCGCGCCAGCGTCACGGTCATAGACCCACCGGAGGGAGCGGTGGAACTGCGGATGCTGATCTTGTCGCGGCCGAACTCGACCCAGCCACCCGCGAACCAGTTGGCCTCCGTCACCGTCTCCGGCCCCGTCAATCCGGACAGGCCGAATGTGAACGGATACCCCGGGGCGCCCGGAGCGGACACGGTGGCCGTGAACTCCCAGTCTGCCGGGTCCAGCTCGCAGCCCGGCCGGTAAACGGCATGGTTGCATCCCGGCTGGATCCGGCAGCGCGGCAGCCGAAGGGAGGACACCACCGGCCAGGGGCGGAAGGTGATGCTGATTGTGACCCCACCCAGCGATGCCGCCTCCATCTCACCGGTGAAAACGGTTTCCGAGAAGAGGACGCCGGAGCGGCCCAAGGTGGCCTCAATGATGCGGATGCCCAGGCGCGCTGGTGCCTTCCGAGCAATGGTCAGCATGGCGAGCTCAGAGACGGACGCCCCGAGCTGAACCCGGACGCCATCCCGGAGCCCGGTTACGGACGAACCGATCTGTCCGTGCGTCACCGGCGCCGGAACCCAAAGCTGATCCTCGAAAGGGATCGGGACGTCGTGGGAAGTCATCCGTTCCACCCACACGTCGGATCGGATCTCGTACAGCCAGGCGCGCGGTTGAACCGCTCCGGCCGCCTCGCCCTCGAAGGTCCGGCCTCCGTGATCCTCCACGGCCGGCACCTCGCGCAGGTAGAGCGTAGCGGAGGCAAAGCGCGGGTCCCGCTGGTGGACGGTCAGACTGTCCGACCGGAACCGCATCAGCATCAGCCGGGAAACGAAGGTGTCCGGCGTAGTCACTCGCACAGGAAGCACTACCGGCGCGCCGGAATAGATGCTCCGAACCTGCGCGAACTCCACCGCGCGGCCGGGCGTGGAGTAGGCGAGCCAGTCCCCGGGTTTCAGCCCCTCCGTGGCCGCTTCCACCGGAGACGGGATCCAGAAGGGCACGGCCGCGGACCGCTCACAAAAGAACGACAGGAGCCGGGCCAGGTCCGCGCGGGAGGTCGCCACGGCCGCCACCTGCAGCTCGCGGAGGCCGGGCTTGTCCCGGTACTCCTCCGGCTGCCGGCTGAAACCAATCTCCGCCCGCTCGACTTCCTCGAAAACGCTTTCCCGGGCGTTGCGGCCGTCCACCAGGTACGGGCACAGGGACATGGCCGGAGCCCCGCCTGCGGAAACGATAGGACCGGGCGCCTCCGTGAACGGGGCGATGCTCAGGGCCAGCCCCGCCGGGGAGTCCTCGACATGATCCACGGAGAACTCCGCCACGCCGACGTCCGGATCATCCACGGAACGGTTTTCCAGACGGCCGAACACCAGCGGCGCAATGGCGTCGTCCTCCCGCAGCCAGGCCGGCGCCGTGGCCGTGAAGATCTCCGTGCGCTGGTAGTCGGCCGAGATGGCCAGCCATGCCTCCGCCTGGTACGGCCCGCGGTCTTCGCCCGGCCCGCAGAGCGCGGCCCACAGCGGAACCGCCACCAGCTCCGTCCCGTGCTCTTCCAGCCACCGCACCAAGGCGGCGCCCGCCTCAGAAACGGTGTCATAGGACTGGTTGAAGCGCAGGGTGGAACCCAGCGGCCGGCGGATCTCCTGCCCGTTCAGTGCGGTGTCCACCTGGACCCGACGCCGCACGGTCAGCTCGATGTCCCCGAACGGAGGCAGCGCCAGCAGCCAGAACGACACCCGCAGGGACCGCAGCTGGAGGGTTTGCTGGATCATGCGCGCCTCCAGCGATGGCTGATTTTCTCATGCGCGTTGGCCAGGTACGCGTCGCCTGTGACGGAGTTCAGGTACTGCTCCGCGGAAGGCCGGGAATCGAAGTTGGCCAGGGTGATGTTGATCGGAGAGTTCCCGCCCCCGGCGGCCGACCGGCGGCCGGATCGAAGCGCCTCCAGGTTCTCCCGCCCCAGGCGTTGCGTGGCCGGCGCGTCGAACACGAACTCCTTCCCGTGCACCACGCCCGCGAACTCCGACACCCCGCCGTCGCCGGTGTATCCACCGCCCTTGAAACCGCCCGTGAGCGCCATGGCCGCCAGGAACGCCGCCACGCCCACGCCCGCGGCGATGCCCCAGGACGATATGGACGACATCATGGCGCCCGGCGCCTTGGCCGCCGCATCCGCCGCGCCCTCCTTGGTGCTGAAGAGGATGTTCTTCGCGGCCGCGAGCCCACGCTGGACGATCCAGGTGGTGAACATTTCCGAGATGGACGCCGTGATGGCGCCCATGATTGGCCCGGCGATGTTCCCCAGCCGTTGCGACCAGAACTCCGTGTCCCCGATCAGGGACTGGAGTCCGCGGGAAACCGACTGGACGGCGGTCCCGATGACGTCCCGGAAGCTGCGGGCGATGTTCTGCGCCACGGTCCCGAACTGGGTCTGCATGTCCGAAATGGCTGACACCATCTGCGCGTTGACGTCCTCAGGGTCCGCCCCGAGCCGATTCTGGAGGGCGGCCGCGTCGCCATCGGTCAGGATCCCCTCGTCATATCCGGATTGAACGATGGCGGACTGCGCCCGGAATTGCTGAGGGCCGGACATGGACCAGTCGCTGCCGGCCGCCGAGTAGCGGGCCATCAGATCCTGCTGCTGCGCATTCAGGATGCGCTCCATCTCCCGTTCGTGCCGGTCCGCCGCCTTTTCCTCCGCGTCCACCAGCCGCTCGATCTCCTCCAGAAAGTCCTCGGTCTCCTTGATCTCCCGCTCCATGTGGTCGGTGCGGATCCGATCCAGCCGGGCAACGTGCTGCGCCTCGATGCGCTCCAGGTCTGCTTTGCTCTTTTCCTCCAGAATCAACCGCGCGTCCGCGATCCCCTGAAGCTCGTTTTCAATCTTTCGGGTGGCGTCCGGGTCATTGACCACCCGACCCGCGCTGCCCTGAAGCCACACCTGCCGGTGATCCAGGATCTCCTTCTCGACGTTGGCGGTTTCGAGCGCGATGCCTCGCATGCGGGACGCGTAGGATTCCGCCGCCTTGATCTGGGCCTCCTGCGAGAGTTCCCGGTCTTCCAGGGTGGACTGGAGCGAGATTTGCAGCACCTCCCGCTCCCCTTCCAGCCGTGTGCGGGTCAGCTCCGACATGGCCTCCATGTGGTCCCGAGCACCGGTCTGTTCGGTCTCGAAGCTGGCTTGAATCAACTGACTGGCCCGCTTCAACAGGGCGGCGCTTCGGCTCTGGATGTTGACCCCCATCGCATTGCGGATCGGGGTCTTGTCCTTCTTGGTGTTGATCTGCTCAGCAATCAACTGCTCCGCCTCTTTCAGGATCTCCTTCCCGCCGTCCCGAATTTCTCCCGTCTGCTGCCGCTCCCGGACAAACTTGGTGATATTCGCGAGAAGCTTCAGGTTGTTCTCCTCACGGGAATCCATGGTCTCCGCCTTGGTCTCGGCGGTTTCCCACATCTGCCAAATGGCGTACACGGTAGGAGCCAGCCCGGCCAAAATCCCCAGCACAGGCAAAGCCACCGGTGCCACCGCGGCCGCAGCTCCGCCCACTCCTACGGCACTCAATGCTCGGATCGCCCTGGTCAGGGCCTGGATCCGCTCGACGCCGAGCCCAAGCTGAGACAGCCCCAGCGCGGCGCCGATGGAGGGAAGCGCGCGAATGGACTGCGCGAGCGCATCGGTCCCCGCCTTCAGGGCGCGGTGGCTGACAACGGCGCGGTCAATGGTGGTAATCCCAATACCCGCGGGGCCAAGCCCCGTTTTCTTGATGTCGCCGTAGCTCCTGAGCCGCGCCTTCTGATCCAGATCGGAGACAAACTGCGCCGCCTTCTGGCTCTCCTTCGTGATCGCGCTCCAGTTGACCTGGATGTTCCTGGCGGTCTTGGCCGCCAGGTCGGACATCTTCTCTGTCGTCTGCTCAAAGTGGTCAATGAACTTTGGTTCCGGGAGCGTCTTGCGCCACGCCTCCACGGTCTCCTTCTGAACCTTGATGGCAGCCGCAATCACGGCCTCCTGTCCGGAGACCTTGAACTCAATCGGAATCTCTGTGCCGTGGCCCGGCGTGCTCATTGTTTGGTGTCAGTCAGCAATAGCTGGCGTGCCTTCTTGTAGGAGCGGTGCCCCTTCTCATTCACCACGGCCGCGTTCGCGCAGGTGGTGATGTCGAGTGCGGAAATCGCGGCCCTCGCGTCCCGCCGCCGTGCGGCCGCCATCAGCGTATGGAGCCATGGCAGGGATTCGCCGAGGGCCTGGTCGCGGGTCAGGCCGGTGGCGAGGCAGACGTCGGCGACGAAGCGGAGGAGGCTAACCGTTCGGCCTCCGTCAGGATCTGGCGCATGATCCCCGCCTGTACGTGACCAAACCTTACGAACTGGCCGAAAGGGACCATGTTGAGGCGCTCCCCCACCTCAAGAATGCGGAACACCTCGCCCACGGGAATGGAGTCCGCCCAGCCCTCCGGCTTCCCGGTCAGGATCTCGGCGCTGCGCGCCTGGTCGCCCTTGGCCTGTGCGGCGAAAAATTCCTGGATCTTCCGGATGCTCAGTACCCGGACTTCCAGAAGTGAAGGTTGCCCGTTTTCCAATTTGATCTCCAGGCGGGCAAAGCCCTGGAGGATTTCGGCTTCAGTTGGTTCGCGCTTGTCACTCATGGGATCAGGGGATGGTGGCGGGTGCGGTGAAGGTGTCGGAGGCGAAGCGGCCGCCGGGGCCGAACGCTTCCGCGAAAAGGGCCTGATCGGCGGCCAGCGCCGCGGCATAGCTCCGGCCGCTGGCGGTCAGGTCCTCGATGTAGAACCGGTAGAAGACGCCCGAGGCGGCGTTGTTCTGCTGGAAGCCGGTATAGGCGCCCTGCTGCCCGAACCAGAACCGGCCGATGGTGCTGCCCTCCGACGGTTTGGTGTTGGTCCAGTCGCTCACGGCGCCCGCGCGCAGGAAGTTGCCCAGGGCGAGCGCATTGGGGTCCGAGTAGCTACCGATCAGTGCGCCGCCCGACGCCGGAGTGAAGGACGGCTGGGTATTGAAATTCCACGCGCACTGCGTCGCGTTGGAGGAAAAACCCAGGTAGCCGATGGACTGGTTGCCGCCCGTGGAGAGCCGGGTGAGCCGGCCCCAGACGGAGACGTAGAACGATTTCCCGGGCAGGTGGGCGCGGACGTAGTTGCGCACCAGATCCGGAATCCGGATGCCGCCGTGACGGTTGGCAAGGTCAATGGTGGTCTGGGAGCTAATGACGTGCAGGCCCTTCTTGCCGGTGCGCTCGATCAGGCCCATCGCCGGCAGACCGACCAGCGAATCCTCCCACACCGCGGAAAGGGTGGCCTCATTGCCGGCGCCGACCAGGGCCGCGGCCTTCTCCCACGCGAGGTTCACCAGGGGCGCAGTGTGGGCAGGCGCGGAGTTCAACGGCGCGGTCTCCTCCCGCCCCAGATCAATCAGCATCAGCGACCCAGCATTGATGATGGGATCGGGCACCAACTCCGGGAGGAGGTTTTCTGGATCGGTGAAGTAGAGGGGCAGAGTGATTTTGAGTCCGGCCATATCAGAGCATGTTGGCGTTCAGGAAGTCGGCGACGGCGCGCGCGAGGATGGCGGCGCCGGCCGGGGAAAGGTGCGTGATGTCCACCGGGTACTCGGTCCAGACAGTCGCAATGCGGACGATGAGGAGTCCGATGGAGCCGTTGCCCGTGCGGATCTTGTAATCCCCATCCGCGCCTCCGGTGGGCAGGCCCGCGGTGGCGTGGTAGCCGGTGAAGGTCAGATCGGCCGGCTGGAACCCGAGAGCCGCGAAGTTGTAGAACGCGGAGGATGGCGCGGCGCCGTAAGTCTGCGCGGCGACCTTCTCCGTCATGCCCGGGTGATGCAGGCTCGGAACTGTGTCGGAGGCCCCGGCGATCAGGGCGGCTAGGGAGTTGATGTGGCGGCCGGGCAGCGTGGCAGCGAACCAGCGGTTGACCGCGGACCCAGCGTGGGTTCCCGCCGTGATCTCCTCCTGAGTGAAGTGGACGATGCGGCCGCCCACAAAGCTCATGTTCCACTGCCCGATGGGAGTCAGGAACAGGCAGCGGCCGTCCGCGGCGCCCGACAGGCGCAGAGCACGGAGGACGCCACGGCTGATCTTGGGGAGGTCGTAGCTGTCATTGGTCCCCATGAACCAGAGGTTGAACCAGCCGCGATACGGGTCCCCGGCCGCGATGTCCCGGACCACCGACGTCAAAACCTGTTCGGAGTTTGCGGCCGCCCAGGAAAAGGCCGTGAGCCCGCGGGGCGAGACGAGAGCTGCAATTTGGTCGTCCAGGTTGCCTCCCGCCACCATGGAGTCCCCGCGGAAGATGATGCGGTCCGATGTCCGGCGCTGGGCCGGCGTGGTGTAGGCGGTGCCGGTGACGTTGACCGGCGTGTCCGACTTATCGGCGCGCCGCACCTGCAGATCGTCAGCATTGGCAACCCGGAAGGCCCACGCGGCGCCCGCGGCGACCGTTTGGACGCCCTCGCGCGCGACCGGTAGCCAGGCCCCGCCCACGCGCAGCAGGGAGTCCCCCACTCCGAAGGTCATGCCGGAGTAGGTGCCCGAGGCATCGGCAATCCAGTGCTCCCCGTCCGCGGGCGAGGAAGGAGTGAAGCTGGCCGGGGTGAACTCTCCCCGGTGGAAGAACTCGCCCGCCTTTGCCTTCACGAAGCGCGGGACGATGGACGCCGACTGCCGGGTGTTCCCTATGCAGTGGATCCGGTCCCCGGCAGTGTACGCGACCCCCTCGAAAGTCCCGGATCCGGTGGCCGTCCACCAGTCACCCTCCGCGGCCGTGACTGCCGGAGCCGACGCGCCCGCCGCCCAGTTCCCGCGGCCGTTGGTGCCGCGCAGCACAAAAAACGGAGCCCGGGAGAACTCCAGGGCCGTGCCAGTGTCGTTGACCCCGTACACCACCGGCGTCCGATGGAACGGGAAACGGACCGGCAGCTCGCCGGCCTGCGGATCGGTGCCCGCGCAAACGGTGGTGGTGACGCCGCGCCGGAGCCCGTCGAACTCTCCAGGGATCATGTCCCCGGGTCCGGAGAGGGCGGCCCGCTGCAATGCCTTGTCGAAGCGGGACGCTTCCAGCGTCTCCGGCGTGATGGCATTGCCGACCACCGAACCGGGCTTCAGCCGAAGGCGGCTGATCCCCACCGACCCATCCTTGAAGATCCGGAGGGCGATGCGGGTCGCCTGATCAACCCACGCCAACGCCTCCTGCACAGGGGCGGTGACCTCTTCCGGCAAACCCTGCTGAAGCGCCTCGCTCAGCTTCGTTCGGGTGATCGTCTCGTCGGCAATGGCGACGCCCTGGATGGACCCCGCAGCGTGAATGAACCTCCCGACCACGCCCCCATCCCTCCGAATACCCAGCCCCATCTTCCCGCCGAGGTCGCCAATTGAATAGGCCCAGGTCGGGTTGTTCAGAGGGACCGCGATGGCTTCCGAGACTTCGGCTGCCAGCTTCTCCCGGGTCACCGCCAGATCCGCCAGAGCCGCCGTTGCGATGGATCCCGCAGCGTGCGCAATGAGTGCGTGGAGCCGTCCGGAGTGGTCAATCCCCAGCGCCTGCTTCCCCTGCGCGTCCCCCAGTGAGCACGCCCACTGCGGATGGTTCAGCGGCGCCAGCAGATCCCGAATCCGCTTCTCAAACATCCACCAGAACACCGATCCCGGCGTCATCTGGGAGGGCGCCGGGCGCCACGGCTGCCAGGCGGTGCCGTTGGACAGGAGCCGGTCCCCGACCTTCACCGCGATCCCGGCGACGGAGGCATGCGTGAGCGTTCCTTCGATGGTGACGCTCCACCAGGCTCCTACGTATGTGGCAGCCAGGCCCGGATTGGCGTCGAGCGCGGCAATCTCTCCCAGGTACTTCGCGATCTCGAAACCGTTTGCCGCTGCGATGGCTGCCTGCGCCAGGGCCACCGCGCCTTCGGCAGCATCCTCTGCCTCGGCCGCGCGGGAACCAGCCAGTCCTGCGTTTGCCGCGGCGGAAATGGCCTGCGCCTCGGAAATCTTGACCCGGGAGTTGAGCGCGGCGAACAGCGCATTGACGACATCCGCCCGCAGGTACACCGAATCCCCACCGAATCGGAGGATTTCCAGCGCGAAGGAAAACGGGTCCAGCACCCGCGTCCCGCGCGAGGGTCCGTCCACCATAAACCGGTCATCAGGGCTGACGACCGTATCAAGATTGAGCTGGTGTGGCCTGAGTTCCGGAAGCATTAGATGAGGGCTTGGATGCCGTGCCCGGTGGAAGTGATGAGCGGCCCCAAGCTGCTGATCAGGGCGAAGGCGTAGCCGACCGGCTTCACGCCCGGCGCAACCGCAGAGAAGGCGGCATCAAACGCAGGCCGGGCCACGTTGCCTTCCACCGTCCGCAGGAACTGGATGGCGAGGCTGTTGGTGAGGACCAGCGGCGACACCGGTGGTTGCAGATGCCAGACCCCGGAGTTGGTGCCCCGCTGGACCTCCACCATCTTCGAGGACACGAAATCACCGTTGGCGTCCGCATCGTCGGTCCGGACCAGCCCCACGGTGGGCTTGAAGGAGGCGACGCCGCCCGACGTCCCGCCGGTGATCCCGAAACGCGACGGTGCGGCGAGCGGCGCCAGAAATCCAGGTTGCCCCGCGGTGACCTGCCCGTTGGTACCGGTCACGGTGACGGTCCCGGTCACCGACACCCAGACCAGCAGATCCGCCGTGGCGTTCTCCGTGGTGGTCTGGTTGGCCGTGATGTTCCGGTCAGTGGCCGAACCGCTCTCCTGCGGGCGGTAGATCCCGTTCTGCGAGGGCGTGGTCTGCCCGGTAAGCAGCACACGAACCGCCCCAGGCCCCAGCAGCAGGCCGTTTATGGCCGCCGGACATGCCGCCAGCGACAGGTTGACGGTGGCCGCCAATCGCACTGGCAACCATGCCCGGCTGGGCGTGGGCGTGATCAGTCCAGGGGGGGTAGATGTCATGGGATCAGATCAGGGCCGTGTTCAGTGTGGAGAAGCAGACCTTCAGCTCATACTCGGGTTTGACCAGTTCATCGCTTCCGAGATTGAGCCCTCCGGTGAGGCGAAGATGTCCCCAGAGGTCCGCAGCCAGGATCTGCTGATCCCTGTGGTTGTAGCTCTGTGCCTTCAGCCAGAACTCCTTCTCGCCACCGGAGCCGGGATTAAACTGAGTGGATGACGTCGAGAGCGGTGTGGAATCCAGCCCCAACTCCATTGCCAACGGACCCAGTTCCAGGCCGGTGAACTGAATGTCCAAGACCTTCTTGATATCAATTACCTTGTGCCGAACCAGGCGTCCTGGAGCGGGCACAAAGATTTCGATGAGATCGCTGGAGCGATTGATTTGGAAATTCTCGATCTTGCCCGGAGAAAACCACGCCGAGTCCTCGGAGTGGGGCTTGCTCTCCTGACCCACGGTTCCCGGGGCCGGCTGGGAGAAGGCCACTCCGGCACGGGCGATCCAGATGTGGGACCTGACGGCGACGAAATCAGAGTTCATTTGAGGTTGGGAAACAGTTGAAGGTTCAGAAGGAGAGCAGACACCAGACGGGGAGGGGCATGGGATCAGGCTTGGCCGCGGATCTGGAAGATCGTCGCGATTTCGGAGTCCGAGAACTCGCCACGCTTGGGGATCTGGCCACCCTTCGCGAAGTCAACCAGGTCGGCCATGGACCGAGTGGAAGGCTGGGCGGTGGCCGCCAGTGCGGCAGGAGCCATCGCGGGCGCGGGAGCAGCGAGGCCAGCGGCACCCCCCATCAGATCCGGGACGACCGGAGCCGGCGCGAGATCCACGGGGACGAGCGGAGGGGTGTCGGCCGTGGAGTCCGTGTGCTTCCACACCAGGCCCTCGACACGCGCCTTCACGCCGGCCGCTTCCTGAGTGGCTTCCAGCACCTTAACGACCTGCCTGTCGATCTTGTCCGTGTACCCCGGGAGTGCCTTGGCCTGCGTGCGCACCAGCTCCACGCCCTTGACCAGAACCGTCGCGGTATCCTCCCAGCTTTGGGCTTCTCCAAGCGCCGCCTTCCGGCGCCGGTTGTTGATCCAGCCAATCACGCTGCCGGCGACCGCCCCGAAAATCCCGGTAGCCGCTCCTGCCCATGGCACAGGCGCCACCGCGCCGGCCACTTGAACCGCCGTGTTCACCGCGGGATTCAGCGCGACCTCCTGATAGGCGACCTCCGGCGTCACCACTTCCTGCGTCCGGGTCTCCACCCGCTCCACCAGGTTCGTCTCCAGAACCCAGTTGGTCGTCACGATGTCCGGCTGTCCGGGGACCGGGTTCAATCGCGTGCTCACGATCTCGCGCTGAAGCACGCGTGGTGCGGTGTTGGTGACCAGCACCGGCACGGTGTTGGTCTGCGCGGCCCGAAGGACCACCTTGCGGGAGGCGCAACCAATGGCAGCCAGCCCGAGGGCGGCCGCGACGAGGAGAATGAAGGACAGGGAACGGTTTTTCATACGAGGTGACTGGATTCAGGTTCGGAGAGCCCGGACCGCTTCGGTCAGGGTGCTTACTGCATGGGTGTTGTCGGTCAGGGCCTTCTGGACAGAGAGGGCCAGTTCCAAAGTTTCGGTGCGCGCCCGCTCCTGCATTTCCATCGTGCGCTGGCGCTCCTCTTCCCGACGCTGATCCTGGCGAAGCTCACGGGCCATCAGGTGCCGGATGTGCATCACCAGGCCCGCCACGATCAGGAGGAAGAGGAAGAAAATGACGGCTCGATCCGGCCAACTGCTGAGTTGGTTCGCAATGGGAAGGGCTTCGTGCATTGGAAGGCTGTTCGTCATAGGAGCGGCACCTGCATTCCAACGGACAGCGTGCACGCCCACACGGAGCCCTGCTCCCCGAGGTTCCGGAAGGTCCCGACCACCAGGCTGCGCGGAAAGTTCCCCGGCCACTGCGCCTTCAGGAGGATCTTGGCGGCCTCCAGGATGGCCTTGTCGCAGCGGATGCCGGTCCCGTTCTGCCCGCGGTTCGTCCCCGGAGTCTCCTGCGCGTGCAGGGTGAAATTGAGGAAGTGGACCGCACCACCGCGGACCTGATCCGTCACCTTCCCGTCATCGAACGGGGTGATGACGAAGCAAAAGCCTAAGGAAGCATGCGCCGCCTCGACCCCGGCTTTGGCGCCCTCGCCGAAGTCGTGCACCACGATGCCCGATCCGTGGTCCGGTTGTTCCGGGTTGAACCGCTTGATGCCCTTCTCGGCAAAGATCGGTGCCGCCGCGAGCGTGACGGCGATGAACTCCGGCACGTTGTCCATGTCCGGGGTCATGCGGCCACCCCCATCTCACGGAGCTTGCGGTGGACGTAGATCCCCATGTCGTTGGTGACTGCCACGATGGCGTCTTCCGTCGCCGCCTGAGCCCGCGGCGTGGAGAGCGCATCGCCGGCCTCGGTGGTTTTCGATCCGTACAGGAGCGTCAGGGAGGCCCGGTTCTCAGCCACTTCGATCCCCGCCGAGGCGAGCAACTGGTTGTAGCGGCCGCGGTGAAACTTTTGCTTCCGCGAGCCCGCGGAAACCTGCGACCAGGCGGCGCCCAGCTCCGCGAGGTTTCCCACGCGCGCGACGTGCTGGGAGTACCCCCGGCCGCGCTCGCGCACGTTCAGTTCCGCCTGGACGGCGAGCGCCTGAAAGTTGAGGTCCTTCCCCTTGCGGCGAAAGCTGGCCTTGGTCTTCTTGCCGTACCGGGTCAACCGGCTGTTGATGTCGGAGTGCGCCGTGTGGCGGAACATCAGCCGCTCGCGCACGGCAGGCCGCACCCTGATCCCGCGGCCGCCCTTCAGCATCTCGATCCCGGCCTCCCGCACCGCACCCTTGGCCGGCATGAGCGGCATGAGGCGGTTGGCCAGCTCGAAACCCAGCTTCGTGCCCTGCTTTGCCAGCACCTCCCCCGGGAGCTTCCGCGCCAGCCCCATGTACCGGCCCAACATCCGGTTGAGCCCGTCCATCTTGGCCTTGATACCGATGTTCATCGCGGGTGAACCCTTTCCACGAATTCACAGATGAACTCGACGCCGGGGCGCATCGGCAGGTCTTCTACCCCCGTGATCCGGTAGGAGCAGCCGCTGGCCGGGTCGCTGAACGCGCCCTCCTTGGGCACCTTTACGCCGAACTCGGTCCGCTTGACGGTGACCATGACCGAAGCGGCCAGATGCTCCTCCAGTCGCTCAGAATCCGGCTGCAAGCCGATGGGCGCCACCATCGCCGTCACCGTCCGGCGGTCGGGCGCAACAAGGCGAATTCCGCGAACCCTGACGGATTCGCGGAAGCCCAGTCCCCGAAGATCTTGCGCCTCGGACATGGTGGATCAGTTGCCCTTGCGGCGACCGGTGGCCGGCTTGCCCACCCGCGGCTGTGCGGCGGGCGAGGCAGGCGCGGCGGTCTCCGCGAAATCCTCCTGCGCATCCCCCGACACGTCTTCGGGAGCAGCGTCCGGCGCAGGGTCTGCGGCGGTGACGTTCTCCGGGGCGGCTTTCGGAAAGCCCGCCGCCGGCTCGGCGCCACGCAGAACCGCCGAGAGCACGTCCAGACCGGCCTTCCCGGCCGCTTCGATGGCCGCGCGGATCCGCGCTCGCTCTTCCGGCGGGCACGCGTACCACTCCGGATCCGCACCCGGCTGAAACGGCCCGGCGGCGATGGCCTCCGCGCTCAATTCCAGGCCCGGCATTTCCGGGGCGTCCGGGTCCGGCTCCAGTCGGATTTGCTGCGCAGGGATACCGCCGGAAAGGTCCGCGAAGATCATCAGGTCGTAGCGCGGATGCTTCCGGGCAGCCCTGGCCTGCTTGAACTCCGGCGCCTGGATCTCATACCCGGAAGCCGGGCAGCGGAGCATTTCCCAGGCACCTTCACCGCGAACGCGGCCCAACGTGACGTAGAGGCGAGCCATTCGGTTTTGTGGTTTGGGCGGCGAGCTACAAGCCCGCCGCCCGTTCAGAAATCAGGCCGATCAGGGCTTGGTGATACGGAGGAGCGCGTTGCCCTCGCCCACGGCGTACCCGTAGTTGACCTCGATGACCTCCTTGGCCACGTCGAAGTCCGGGTTGCCCCACGCGCGGTACTCGAAGGAGAACCCGGTGTCCGAATCCACCACCCGCTTGTAGGTGATCACCTGCATGACCTCCGGCGCCGGCTGGATTGGAGCGGTGGCCACCAGGATCGCAGACGGGTAGATCGCCGCGCCGATGATCTTCTCCGCGCCGTTGTCGGGGAGGTTCGGCACCTCGTAGGGCGCGAACCCGGCGATTTGGAACCCGGGGAAGCCCTCGCGCACCTGATCCAGTGACTGAGCGTTGGCGTAACCAAGCCGGGCGTCCTTCATCAGGGCGAGGCCCGGCGCGGTATCGAGCACCAGAGACCGACCCGGGCCGGGCCAGTGCAGCTTCTGGGCGAACTCCCGGAGCGCGAGCACGTCGTCCAGATCAAATGCCGAGGCGTTCTGCGCGGTCAGGGTCGTGGCCGCGTAGTTGCCAACGGTGACGAGGCTGAAAATGTCCGTGATGACGTCTTCGGCCAGCTTCTCCGCTTCCAGGGAAATCAGCTCCTCCTGCTTGAGGAACGGCTGCCGATTCCACTCCTCCGAAGTGAAGGACACCGTGCGATACTTCCGCTTGTTGACCGTGACCTCCTTGTTGTTCACGGCCTGGTTGTGGGTCATGACGTACCCATTCGCCGGGTTGAAGTCCACGGAGGCGCCGGATGCCAGCGGGAAGTAGGGAACGACGACCTTGTTGGTGCCCTCCAGAGGGACGTCAGAGAACTTCGTGGAGAACGCCTTCAAGGGCAGGAGCCGCTTCTTGAACGCCCGCATGGCGGTGTTCAGCAGCAGGTCTCGCTTCAGAGCATTGGCAATCGTGATGGCCATAGATCAGTTCAGTTTTGCGTGGTGGTCTAAAACGGTGGGTGGAAACTCACTTCACCAGAGCGCGAAGCCGGGCACCCTTCTCCTTGTCGGCGAACAGCGCCGAGAGCGCCTTCGGGTCCTTCGCGGCGGCCTCGTACTCCGCCATCAGCTCGGCGTCCTTGCCCTTGGCCTCGCCGGAGGGGCCGGCGGCCGGCGGCGGCGTGGTGACAGCGGTCGGGCTGATGCCGTGCTTGGCCAGCGCAGCGGTCAGGGTGGTCTCATTCGCCTTCAGGGCGTCACGTTCGGTGGTGACGGCCGCCATGTCCGCCTTGGCCTTGTCGCGCTCGCCGGTGACGGCGGTCACCTTCCCCAGCGCCTCATCCCGCTCCTTGGTCAGGGCCCCCACCTGTCCGGTGGCGGTCTCCCGTTCCGTGGTCAGGGTGGTGACCTTTCCCTGGAGCGTGTCGCGCTCGGTGGTCATGGCCTTCAGGGCATCCTGCGCGGCGCGCAGTTGGGTGAGTGCGTCGTTTTCGTTTTTGGGGTCCATGGCGAGAAAATGGAAAGTGCGATCCGTACACCTATCGGCGGGATGGCTACTTACCCTTCCGAAATCAGCGTCGGGATCGGGCCAAATCCCGGAGGTTGGCCACTGCCCAATCCAGGCCGCCAATCCCATCAATCAGGCCCAATTCCTGAGCCCTTTCGGCGATGTAAACCGCGCCGGATTTTGCCTCCTCATTCAGTGAACCGCGGCGACGCTTGATGGTGGCATGAAATTCCGCCGCGCAGTCCTCCACGCGCTGCTGGAGGTACGCCATCCGACGCTTGTCCATTTCCACGCCCGGCGCCGTGGTAGCCTTCAGGTGGGCGTCCTTGTTCGTCACCACCACCGGATCAATGCCCTTCTCCTTCAGGTACCGGGTCCAATCCAGATAGGAAATGATAGTCCCGATGGAGCCGACCATGGCGGACCGGTTTGCGATGACCCGACTCCCGGCGGACGCGATGTGGTAGCCGAGGGAAGCCCCCAGTCCGGAGATCCATGTGACCATGGGCTTGTCCTTCGCCAGCGCCTCGGCGGCGTCGGAGACTTCCAGCCCGCCGGTGACCATGCCGCCGGGGCTGTCTACCTCCAGAATCGCGCCCGTGGTATCCGGATCCCGGCGCGCATCCTCGATCATCTGGCGGATCGAGTCGGAATCCTCCACACCGTAGAAAGCCATCTCCACGACGTGCGGCTTGCGTGCGAGAATGCCCGACACCGGAATGACCGTCGTTCCGTCCACAAGCATCTTCCGTTGCGGTTTGAGGGTCTGGCGCAGCGCCCGGTAGTACGGCAGCTCGGCCGAACCTGGTTCCGCGCTGTCCGGGGCCGTCATGGTGGGTTCCAGCGCAAGCACTCCCGCGGTCACCAGTCCGATTTCCTCCAATGCCAGCCTGCGAATGATCGGGTTCACTCCTTGTCCTTTCCTTCGGATTTCTCCTTCTCTGCCTTCGGCTTCTCGAAGCCGTACCGGGCCAGAATCATCTCCAGGGGAACGCCCGTGGTTTTCGCGAGCGCCTTGGCACCCTCGATAAGCGCCTCGTCCTCTGCGAAGGACGTGGTGAGCTGGTCGCCCCAGGACTGCTGGCGTCGGGAAAAGTATTCCGCGCGGGTCATGAGCCCGGCCTTTACCGCGTCCATGTCCGCCTTCTCCTGATCCCCGAGGTCAATCGTCAACCGCGGCGGCCGCTGGAACGACACGCGGTCCCAGCCCGGAACCTCCTTCAGCAGCCCCGTGTTGATGGCGTCCACCGTCACGCGCACGCGCAGCCAGCGCATGAACGCCGTCAAAACCTCCTGCCGCTTGTTGAATCGCCGCTGGGCCATGCCGATGACGGCACGCCATCCCGGACCGGTCATTTTGGCGCCGAGGAAGAAATGCGGCGGGATGCCCAGGGACGCCACGAACAGCCCGTGCAGGAATTCCGTGAACTCCCCGAACTGCGGTCCGGGGTTCTTTTTATCCAACGGGACGATCTTCCGACCGCCGGTCATTTCCTGGAGTTCCCCGCCCTCCAGATTCCACCGCTTCACTTTCGGCGGCAGTTCTTTCAAGCCCGCCGCCGCCTCGGATCCTTCGTTGCCGTCGGAAAAATCGTCCGCCGCATCGCCCTGGCCCGGGTTTTCGATGATCAACGGGAACGCCGCATCCAGCTTCACGTTCCGCTTCCCGAACCCGATGATGTCGCGGCAATCCCGCAGGTCGTTGAGCCCGCGCCGCATCGGAGTGATTCCGCGCCATTGCGAGGTTGGGGTCTGCTCATAGAGCAGGTACGCCATGCCAGAAGGAACCCGCTCCCACTTTCCGTCCCCGGTTTCGATGTGGTAGCCGACCGTTCGGCCGTACCGGTCCAGTTCCACGCCCTGATCAATGCGGACCTCCGGGGTGGTGTCTCCGGGCGTGGTAATTCGGTGCGCCTCGATGAACTGGAGTTGGGGGAACCCAGCTTCCCGTGTGAGCACCGGCAGAATGTCCCCGTCCAAATCCATCGCCACCGACGAGTTGTATTGGAGCCATTCCAGGTTCGCCCCCGGTCGCCCGTAGAAATCGGCCCGATCTGCGAATGCCTCAAAAATGGCGTCGGACTCCTCGTTCCAAACCGAATCCTCGCTGGCGGCCTGCGTTAGCACCGGCGCGCCGTACTGGCCCATCATGTCCACCGCCATGCCGGCGATGCCGGAGTTGTCGTACAGGGCGCGGGCCAGCAAGGAGAGTTCGCGGCGGGATAGTTCCGACCCCGCCATGAATGAGGCTGTCAGGACGCGCGTGCGCGCCTCCGACGTGCGCAGGGCTTCGTAGTATTGCGGGCCGGCTCCCACGTCGAATAGGAGGCTGCTGGCTTCCGGACCCACTACCCATTTGGTTGCCCGCACCGCGGCCGAACGCGCACCGCCCCCAGCGATGAACCTCGCGATGGAACCACGCCAGCTCACAGTAGCTCCCCATCGAAACAGCCCCGGACGCGGTGCTGGGTTACCGGGAGTCCTGCCGGGGTGTCCGTGCCCTGCGCTTCCACCCAATCCAGGGCTCGCCCAACGGCCTCCATGATCTCGCCCGGACTGGTCCCACGGACGGACTCAAACTGCGTGGCACCACCGGCTTCGGAGGTCGAAATGACCCACCGACCCCCGCCATCAATGACCACCGAATACTGATTGAGCAGGATGCCCTCCAGCACCTGCTTCAACGTCTTGCTGTCCGCGGCCGCGCGCAGCTTCGCTCCCCTCACCAGATTGCGGAGGTTCATCATCTATCGGCGGGATGGCTACTTGCCCAACCGATTCCTGCCCCCGGCCGGCCTTCCGTTCCGGCCCCCGGAGGCGCCTGCAAATGACCGCCATGACCAGGATCTGAAGCTCGCAATCCCGGTAGTGGTCTTCGTCCCACCGCTTCCGCCAGACCAGCTTCGGCCGCCCCAGCTTGTCCTTTACCTCCTCACGGACGTAGGACGACAGGTGACGAAGGTAGGCGCGCTCCGTGTCCTTTGGCAGTGTCCAGCCCGGGACGATCCCGCCCATGCAGGAGGCCAACATGTCGAACATGCGCGGGTTACTCCACCGGTACAGCTTCAGGAATCGTCGGAGGCCACCACGGCCCATGTTCGCGTCCACCACCGTCCGCTCCCAGGACTTCCGAACTGACCGCTTTTTACCCTCCGGTCCGACTTCCGAGTGGAAGAACCATTCGTCATCCTCGCCTTTGAACGCCTTCCAGCCAGTCGCCAGGCAGAACCGATAGCAGTCTGTGGCCATGTACCCGGTGTCCAAGGCGCAGTTCAGTATGGGGACGTGAAGCTCCTTGCGCTTATCCTCCAGGGCCTCCTTGGTGAGCGCCTTCCCGTAGGCGATCAGGCGCGACTCCCCGGACTTGGAAAAGGCCCGGACCACCCAAAAGTAATGCTCGCCGCCCTTCGCCTGCCGGTCCGCGCCCATGTAACGGGTTTCTTCGTCGCCCCAAGGTTCCTGGCGTTTGTAGTCATCCCGCCGGTCCTCAAGGGATCCGAACTCCTCCAGCTCCCCCATGTCCTCGCGCCACGGCCGCCCCAGGGTCTCCGTGACAAAGGTCCGCATGGGCTCCGTGTCCCCGACGCGGATCGCCATCAGGGCGTCGAAATACTCCTGAACCACCGAACGCCAGGACACCCAAAATGGCACCAGCGCCGACCAGGTGAAGGAAACCGTTTTCGCTGGCGCGTCCGGCCGGCTGGCGATGTAGGCGCCCCCGCGCGCCATCGCCTTCCGGTTCTTCGGCGTATCCTCCAACAGCACCTTGCACCCGGGGCACTTCGCCCGAATGAACGGTTCCACCACATCCCCGTTGAATGTCCCGTCCTCATCGAACGCACCGGGCACGTCACGGAACCGGCATTCCCCACCGTTTTCCGGGTGAACCGCCACCAGGTCCTCGAACTTCAGCTCGAACAGGTCACCGCAGTTCGGGCACCGGGAATTCCACACCCGCTGATCCCCCTGGAGGTAGTGGTGGTGGATGTTCTGCCCCTCGTCGCCGGGGGTGGACATCATGATCCGCCGGGCGTTCCAGTGCGCGCGCGTGCGCTTGAGCACCATGGGCAACGCGTTCTTGGGGAAGTTGCGGACCTCATCCAGGAACAACCAGCGAAGCGGTTTTGATTGCAGCTTCGCCTTGGAATTGGAGCCCGTGTAGTAGAGCGGCATCGTCCGAAACACCACGTCCTCGACGGAGCTGGAGAGCATCTGTTCCCGGACCGGTCGGCACCGCAGCATCATGGGGAGGAACCGGTCCCGCAGATCGTCTTTCGCCATGTCCAAATCCGAGGTGACCCACTGCGCTCGGCCGGGGTCCTCGGCGATGGCCCAGAGCTTCGCGAAGACGCCCAGCGTCGTCTTGGACGACTGAGCCGAACACATGACGATGACGTTCTGCCGCGCGTTATTCCCGATCTCCTCCAGGGGCTCTCGGATCCAGGGCGAGTTATCCGTCCGGATCCGGCCAGGGATGGGCGAGCCGGGCTCGGCGTAAACGTGTTGCTCGCACCACTCCCAGACCTTCAGCCGGGACTGAGGGCGCCAGGCGGCCGCGGCCGCGCGCCACACCGGGTGATCGTGCGGCATGGTCATGATCCCGCCTCCTCAGCCTCCTCATCCTGCTTGGTGACGGCGGCAAGATCCGCGATGCCACGGATCGGATCGGCGTGGAGTTGGTCTAGGGCCTCATTGATCCCCTGCCGGATCAGGGCTTCAGTCTCCGTGGGATTGAGCCCGACCACCTGCATTGCCAGCGCGGAGGGGAGCCCGAGAAGGACATTCTTCGCGGCGATGATCATCCCCGACACCCACTGTTCCACTTCCGCCCGCTCGATGTATTCGTGCTTCAGCGCGGCGATCTCGATCTGGAGCTTTTCGTTTTTGAGCCGGTTGCTCTTCTCCTTCTCGTCGGTGGTGCCCTCCTCGTCCCGCTCTCCGGCCCTTCGCGTGGCCTTGAACGCGCGCCAGGCGGCAACCTCCAGGCGTCCGTCTGGCCGAGGCTCCGGGGCGCCTTCCAATTTCGCCCACCGCTGGATTGTCTTCCGCTCAACGCCGATGACCGCGGCCAGCTCATAAACAGATCGGACGAACGTCGGGTCTGGGTCCGTCGCTCCGGCGGCGAGCGCTTCCATGTGCCGCCGCTCCGCAGCAGTCAGAGTGTGCCCCAACTGAAGCCGCTTCGCCAGGTTCGCCGCATCCGCCTTCAGGAACGCCCGAGCCTTGTCCGGCTCGATGACAGCGGCGCCGGAATTTGCCGGCGTGGCCATGGCCTATTTCTCCGACCGCTTCGCCGGCTCGTCATCCCCGGGCAGGAGAGCGATCAACCTGGAGAGCAGACCCCAGGTGGTCGGGTTGGGGGTGTAGTGGCAGATTTCCCAGCTCTGGAGCGAGCGGACGCTGATCCCCAGCTCGGCCGCGGCTTGCGATTGGGAGAAGCCGCTGGCCGCACGCCACTTCTTCAGGGCATTGGCAACCTCTCGGGCGGATGGACGTTTCACGCGCAACAGGTACGTGGGACACGCATACGTGTCAAGCCTGACCGCCGCCCTAGACAACGGCTCTAGGCAAAATGGGCACTCACCGCCTCCGTGACCCTTTTGTGGATGGACTTGGGGCCGTGGAGTTTCAATTCCATTACGCCTTCCGACTTCCTCCGCTGGAAGTAAGCCAGGCCAACCAAAAGTAATCTGCGAGGACCAGAAATCATTTGGCCCTGGGGATCCTCCGAAACGCCATAAGTTATCCAAGCCCCGCCACCACTTACACCACCGTAAGTTGTGGGGTAGTTTTCTTTGCCATAAGGGATTTCAACCGTGCAGTAATCATACTCCCCTGCATCCTCTATCCCACCAAACTCAGCAGGCATGACGAAGTGAGTAATACGATTAAGCCCTTCTCCCAAGTCATTTGTGCCCTTCAATGACAATTCTCCAGGGGCTCCCCAGATCACCCAATAGCACCTGTCATGTGGAATGGCTTTGAACAGAGCGAGAGCATCGAGCGAAATGGGTGAAAAAGACTTTTTGGCCTTCAGCTCCCCCAGTTTGGTTACATCTCCCAAGCGCAAGAATGTAATATCTGGCCCTTCGAACGCATGAGAGTCGGAGTATTCCCCAACGACGACCGGGGAAATGCCATCCAAGGGAACTTCGAAGCGATGGGCGGATTTCGAAAACACTAGGCATATGTGTCCGGCATGCTCCCGCTCCTCCTTTTCGAGTATGGCTTTCCAAACGTGATCGGCCGTCAAAAGGCCATGATGCTCTCCAACGGAAACCAGAGTTGCAGACCCGATAAGATCATCACCGTGAACTAGGCTGACTCCGTAATCATTGGCGGCCACTGAGGCTTCATTGTATGCCGCGTCGCCAAAAGGTCGCGTGGTCGCAAGATCGTAAATTGGAGGCTGGTTGCTCATCGCGTATCTGATTTAGGTTCGCGACTTTCTAACGGGTGGACGCTCTGCCGTCAACACGCAAGGTCGGCCCCGAGGACGCCTCCTCACCCTCGAATCTTCGCAAGCAGCAGTGCGCGCACGGCCCCATTTGGTAGGCACCGCCTAATCTCCCAGTTCTGAATGGTGTCAACGCTGATCCCAAGCTCCTTGGCGGCGTCGGGCTGCGTGAAGTGGTTTCGAGCACGTCACGCCTTCAGCAGGGCCGCATAGTCTGGCCCCTCGGGATCCATCGCTTTCCTTTTCATCGGCGACAGGTACGCAGCGTGCGTGCGGCGGTCAAGCGGATGGCCCCGCATCCCGATCCATCTCCCGGAACAACCGCGCGCCCAGGCGGCGGGTCTCGCGGACCCACTTCATGACCCGTCGGCGCCTTCCCCGACGCCTGAAGCGGATCATGTTCGACTGAGCGCGCTCGTACTTCCGCCAGAAGCGGAGGCTCCCCCACGGTGGTTTCATACCGTGAGCTTCCTTCCCGCCGTCTTGGCATCGGCCGTCCCCTCGGGCGCGGACGCCGGCATTGCCCGCCCCTGGAGCCGCTGGCGGCGCGCTTCGATCTCCGTCCCCATCAGCTTGCTCGTGGGGACGGTCCGCGCCGCCACCGTTTCACAGTCCACCATGGACGGTTCGCGGTTGGAGTTGAATGCCCGGGTGAGCGCATCCAGCCAGACCCGCTCGATCTGCCGGCCGCTGAATCCGTCCGTGGCCTCCGCCAGGCGCCGCAGGTCGAACGCCTTGGTTTTCCGCCCCCGCTTCTCGATCTGGATTTTCCAGATCGCCTCCCGCTCGGACACGCTGGGCAGGTCCACGGCCCACACTTCCAGCCGGTCAATCAGCGGGTCCGGGAGCCGGTCAATGTCATTCGCGGTGAGCATGAAAAAGATCCCGTCCCCGGCCATCTGCATGTCCTGAAGGATCGCCTTCAGAACCCGCTGGGTAGTGCCTCCGTCCGTGCTGGCGCCGCCCGCGCCGGCAAACAGGCCGTCCACCTCGTCAATCCAGAGGATGCAGGGCGCCACGGCCTTCGCCGTCGCAAACGCCGTCCGCCAGTTCGCTTCGGACTGCCCCACCAGGCTCCCGAAGAGCCGGCCGGCTTCCAGCCGCAGCAGGGGGAGATTGAAGGTCCGCGCCGTGGCCGTGGCCGTGAGGCTCTTCCCGGTGCCCGGCTGTCCCACCACCAGCGTCCCGCGCGGGGTCGGCAGTCCGTACTCGCGCGCCTGCTTGGTGAACAGGTTCCGCTTCTCGTGAAGCGACCCCTTCAGCAGCTCCAGCCCGCCGATGTCCTGGAGGGTGGTGGACGTCTCGACGATCTCCAGGATGCCGTTCTTCCGGACGGTCGCCGCCTTTTCCCGCCGGATGACGTCTGCGGAAATCCCACGGGTTTCGACGACGGACAGGGCGGCCGCGTTCTCCGCCTCCGTCGTCGTCAGTCCGGCGGCGGCGTCCAGAACGGTATCCCATTCGATCTCCGCCACCTTCACCTTGCCGGACATGGCCACGGCGCCAATGACCTCCTGAAGCTCATCGCGCGTCGGCAGGCGCCATTCCACCACGGCCGCTTCCTTCACCCATTCCGCCGGCAACGGGACATCGTGCCCCATCAGGATCAGGGACAGCGACCGCTGTTTCCCCGCCATCATGACATCCCGGAACTTCCGGATCAGCATCGGGGAGGAGTCCCGCCCGATGAACGGATGGATGTCCCGCAGGAGGATCGCCACCTTGTCCGGCAGCGTGGACGTGTGCCCCAGCATCGCCATGGGGTCCTGAGTCTCGCCGAAGTCCTGAACGCCGCCCGCATCCAGCACGCGGCCCAGCCCTTCGGTGACGCTCCAGACGTAGAGGGTCCGGCCGGCGGCCTTGACCGCCTCGGCAACCGCCTGTTCGGCGCGGCCCTCTTCGGTGGTGTTGATGGCGATGGCCGGGAATCCGGCCTTCAGTAGGTTGGTGATTTCTTTCATGCAAAATGGGGGGCTGGGCGTGCGTTTTGAAGGGGCTTCACGACGTGGCTTTACTGCACATCAAGGGCTTACGATGTGGCATGCGGAACGCTCAGAAGGGCCTGTCTGCCGTCTGGAAGAACCCGAGAAATCCAGCAATGGAGATCCCGAGAAGGACTGGACGGCAGGCATCACTTTTACCCCGCTGGCTGCCGTGGAGACATCTGCCATTCCGAATCCACCCACTTTGGGTCCGCAAGTCGCGGGCCTGGCGCCCCGTAGTCCGGCGGACGGGAATCGCGGGGCGCCGTTCTCTTTCGCGCCTGCCTGCTGGCAGGCCCTTCCAAACTCACACCCACAATCATGAGCATGAATTGGCTGAACACGGGGACGCCGCCTGCGAACGCCCAAGACTTCACAACTCTTAACGCCGCCGACTATGAAACCCTGTGGAAGGAAATCCAGAACCAGATGCGCGCCGGGAATACCAAAATTGCGATTGAGAGCATGCCAATCCATTGGATTATTCGGATGGAGCCCAACCTTGCAGGCTTGGGATACGATGCGCGGGTGCAGTGGCTCGACAATGGCGACGGGCAGCCTAACTCAGCCTTTGCCAGGTTTTACTTCGAGAAGGGCAATTTTTGATTGAGTTGTTCGACCTCCCACCGGATGCACTCACTCCGGGAGGCATCGGAGAAAACCACGGCCGCGGAGCCCTCCCACCGCACTTCCCAGGTCTGGGCGTCGGGGTTGAACTCGACGGTGGACGCGCGCCGCACGGTCATCCGTCCCAAGGCCTCCAGCGGCAGGGCGTCAGTGTGCACGCACTGGGCGGATCCATCCTCGTCGAAGGACAGAATTATGGCCGGCTTCGGCGCCTTCCCCGTGCCTCGACACCGGATACACTCGACGGTGACCCCGTCAGCGTTGGGGAGGCATCCGTCCCCGTGGCAGCGTTCACAGTTCATCGTGAGCCTCCTTCCTGGCACCAGCAGGGGCCGTCGCGGAACATTTTGGCCACCTTGACACAGATCCTGGAGTGACACGCGGTCATGGCTATCCGCTTCCCACGTGAGTCCAGCGCCCACAGCCGCATCGCTTTCCGGCAGGTTGGACAGGTGACTTTGTTCATGAGCGTTGGGCGTTGACGTTTTGTTCGGTCTGATACCACTCCGGCTTCTTCTTCTTGTCGCCGGCCACGCCCAGGGCGGCCTCGATGGCCTTGGTAGCGGCTTCACACGACGCGCCCTTGTAGCCCACGGTTTCGATGGTGATTTCCCCGGTCTCGGAGACTTCGACGATGATCTCTTTCTTTTTCATGGTGGATCAGGCTTGAGACAGGACGACTTGAATGGACCCGTTTTTCCCGACGCGGCGGCTGGCCAGCAGCCCCTTCCGCTTCGCTTCGATCAGCGTTTTGTGGACGCCGTACATCTGGACAAACTTCCGGGCATCCTCGCCGCCCAGCGCGTTCAGCAGCGGCCGCCCCTGGTGGCCATAGAAGTCAAACAGGAGGGTGAACCCGCCCTTTCGGGTGCCGTCCGGGTTCCGGGCCTGCGCAATCCCGATCTCCCACGCGGTCCCGGGAACCTTCAGCGCGTGCTCGCACTTCCCCAGGTCGTCGGCGCGGAAACCGGGGGGAAGCGGATAGTCCCCGACGGACGTCCCCCACCAGTTATAGGTCCGCTGGTTCGCCATGAAGGTCATGCCCAGCTCTTGGGCCGCTGCCCGGATGGCCTCCAGGTCCCGCAGTTCGGTTTTGATGGATACAACGTGGCTCACTTGAATTGATGGTTGATGGTTAGAACTCAGGAAATCTTCCGGACGCCCACGGCGCCGAAGCGTTGGATGATGCCGGCCGCGGCCTTCACCGCGTCCCGCCGGACGGTCATGTTGGTCCGCAGCAGGTCGGGCTCCAGGGCGGACAGCTTGGCTTTGATCTCCTCGACGGCCTCCCGGAGCTGGGGCTTCCCGCCAAGGTTGAAGTCCGGCGCCAGGTCCAGGATCTCGCGGACGTGACCCACCAGGCTGTCCCGGAACACTGCGTCCGGGTCCGACAGCCGGGCGGCCAGGTCCCGGACCGGCGCAAGCATCCGCTCCCAGACCTCAGACTCGGCGGCTTCCAGCTTCACGGCCGTGGCGGCGGTGAGCTGCTGGGCCATGTTCTCAAGCTCCTGCCCGTTGAAGAGCCCGGCGAAGTGATTCTGCTCGGGGACGGGCGCGTACTCCGTCCGCATGGTGAACCGGCCCTCCACGGTTTCCTCGGGCGGGTAGTCCTTCTCGTTGAAGGTGGTCCCGTGCATCTCCCGCGCCTCCTCCACTGCCTGCGGATAGATCGTCCGGAACTCCCGGACCGCCGCCACGAACTGCCCTTGCAGATCGGTCATGTTCGACTCGTACCGGCCCCGGAGCCCCATCGGCAGGATGCGGCGCCCGTCCTCCCACGGCAGCGTCAGCTCGTAGTGCTTGGCGCGGGCCTGAGAGACCACCGTCTTGACCTTTTCCAGGTGCCGGCGGGACAGCTTGCGCTTCATCCACCGGCCGGCGTCGCCGCGGAGCGCCTTCAGCGCGGCAACCTCTTTGGTGATCCCGTCGTCCGTACGGTGATTGGTGAAGACGGAGACGTGGAGTGAAACAAGGAGAGCATTCATGTTGTGGTTACGCTATACGTGGCCCACGTATTCACAAGTATAAAACGGGTTTCTGATACGATTCCCCGTAAGTGCTTAGTGGTGAGTTGGGAGATTTTCCGCCACCGGTTCCCCGTTCTGCGGATCGAAGCATTCCTCAAACACAGCGCCCAGGCCCTCGAAGAGCTTCACCGTCTTGCGCCCCAGCTTCATGGAGCGTTCGGACCGGCGCCGGTGCTCAGGGAGGACCTTCATCGCCTCCATGCACCACCACATTGTCTCGGCCTTCGGGAACTTCTCCGCCAGGCGGATCATCTCCCGCAGCACCACGCGCCGCTCCTCAGGTCCCCAGTGAATGCAGCCGGGACGCCAGGGCAGCGGAGCGCCTTCAACAGGGACAGTTCGCTTCGTTTGATCGGTATTGTTCATGTTTGTTTTTGTTTCGGGCTATTCTCGTACCCTGGCACCCATGCCCGGGAATAGGTGTGGGTGTCAATCCCTCTGCGCTTAAAAATGTCGTCCGCCAACAGCAGACGGATTTCACCAATAGTGGCGCCCAACTCAGCGGCTATTTCGTCCTCCGTCATCCGGTGATCCTTCACCAGGGATTTGACCAGATCCGACATCTTCATAGCCTGGTGTTCCCCCTTCGCCCGGTTGATCCGGACCGTGAGGCACATTGCCCGATGCGGAGGAATGTCCAGCACCACCACGGGGCACTGGTGACCGTACTTCTTCACGATAGGCTTGCTGGTCTTCGCCAGCGTCGCGCGGTGGAAGCCGTCAATGATCGTCCCGTCCGGCGTGATCAATATCGGCTGAACCCACCCCTGCGAGAGGATGGACCGCTCCAGAAGCCGAAGCTCCGAGGTCATGACCATGTTGGGGTTGTAGTGGTTGGCCTTCAGCTCTCGGCTGTCGCGCCACTGCACGCGGGAAATGGGATCTTTGGGAAACGGGGTGCTCATTGTTGGTCTCGGGAAAGCGGCATCGGAGTCTTCCGGAATCCGCCGCGCAGGAAGTGTCGGAAGAGGTGGTGAAGCGGGTACGCCTCGGGTTTCTTGGCGTGAAGGACCTTCGAGACCTCCAGCATCTTGAAGGCTTTGGCCTGCTGGGCGTCGCCCTCGACTTCATCCTCGATGAACTGAGCGATGCCCTCGAAGGTCTGCGGGTACCTCTCCGCCTTGGCGCCCAGGTCCATGTCGCGCTGGTAGCGCCACTGCACCTGCATCTCTGGGAACGACTCCATCAGGCGGTCGAAGAACTGGCCGTCGTACTTCCGCTCATAGCTCAGGGTCTTGGCGGCCTCCGCCTGGAACGGGGACGCCACCCGGAGCGGCCGCCCCGCGATGCTCTGCGCCTCATAGATCGGGCAGAACGGAATGCGCTGGTCCATGAAGTATTTCAGCACGTCCTTCTCCGACCAGTCATAGATCGGTTTGCACTTCTTCATCGAAGGCGCGCCCGAAGCGTTGATCCAATTCTCGTTGATCTTATTGAGACAGGACCGCAGCCGCATCAGCGACTCCTGAGCCCGAATCCCCAGAACGCAGGAGAGGGAGCCCCGGACCCGTCGCGCAAGAAACTGGTCGTACTCCAGTTTGTCGTACACCACCCCGGGCTCGCCCTGGATGGCGAACGCCGGCATGGGACGGAACGGCTTCCGGTTCGGGTCCCACTGAACATAAGGGAGGACGCGACCAAGGATGTATTTCGAGGACGGCAGCGGGAGGCAGAACCAGTCCAGCGACACCCAGGGGTAAGCGCGAACCTCCTCCACAAAATTGACCACGGAATCCGGGATCAGCTCCTGATCGTAAAAGTGAGCGCGCACCGGGAGCCGGCCCATCTCCTCCGCCGCCTCCTTCGCCAGCCACAGGACCACCAGCGAGTCCTTCCCGCCTGAGAAGGAGACCGCGACGTTATCGAAGGTCCGGTACAGGTGCCGGATTCGCTTCCGCGCCTCCGTCAGGACGTCGGTATCAAGAAACCTTTGAACCTTCTTCATGGAGGGTGCGCTGGATCAGTTGACCGATGGGGAGTTCCCCGAACCGCTGTTTCCAGATCCGCAGGAGGTCGTACCAGGCTTCCTGCTGCTGCGTGTCCTCGAACGCGATGGTGTACGCGATGTTGAACTTGGGAGGCTTGTCCCCCTCCTCGCCCGTCGGCAGATCCGCCAGGGCTTCGTCCAAGGCCTCCCCGGTGAACCCGGTCAGGTCCATGTCCGCGCCGAGGTCCTTCAGACCGGACAGCGCCTCCCGCAGGGCGTCGTCGTCAATCTCCGCCAGCTCCGCAATCTGGTTGTCCGCCAGCAGGTGCGCCGTCTCCTGCGCCTCCGTCTCGAAATCCTGGAAGTTGACCGGGACGGTCGCCACCTGCAGGAGCTTCGCCGCCGCCAGACGGCCGTGACCGGTGACAACGAACCCGGACCGCCGGGATACAACGATTGGGGCCCGCCACCCCTGCGTCCGGATGATTTTAGCCAGCAGCTCGACCTGGCGGGCCGGGTGCTTGTTCGGGTTCCCCGGATGGGGTTTCAGATCCCCGACCGGCACCTGCTGATCGTGGGAGCAATGGACGGCGATCTGGGGGGCTTCAGCGGCCCCTGCGGGAGTGTTCTTCTTTGGTTTTTTCATGGGACATTGATTCTGCGACATTGGCCGGCGAAAGCCTGCTCCTCCGCGGACCCTGCTCTCGCCCAGCCGAAAAAAGATTCCTTACCCCTCGCGCGCTAAGAACCGGTTTCCTGCGCGTGGGCGTGCCCGTGGGCGGCTGGGCTGCGCTGGGCAGGGGTGAGGCGACGTCTCCCACGGGCTCACGGGCGGCCCCGGCCAGGCGGCGGGCAGCGGCCAGGTCTGCGATAGAACCCTCGATGCGGGCGAGGCTACGGGCCTCCAGCGCGCGCAGTATGCGCGTCCCGTCCTTCAGGCCGATGCGCACGGAGTCATCCGCAACGACCCGCCAGTACCAAGGGCCGCCCGGGCGCCGCTGGCTGAACGTTCCGTGGGTTGTGCTGATGGCCACCCCTCGGATGGAGGCATGCAAAGCCCGAACCTGTTTCCAGTGCGATCCTGGGAAGCGGACCCAGGCATGCAGTGAGGAGGACGGGCGGCGGTCCTTGTATGCCTCACGTCTGCGCGCGTTGCGCTTCCTACGGGCAAGCTCCCTCTGAAGCATAGCCACCACCCTGTGCATTGGCCCACGGCGCATACGCGCCTGACCCTCCCCTATCCCCCTACCCCCTTTCCCCTCCGTAGCGGAAAGCGGTTTCCTGTTTGATTGCTTGGTCTTCATGCCTTGCCCTTCCTCAAAACCGTTTTCCTGCGTGAGCGCAGCCGCTGGATCTGGGAGCGGTTCACCAGCCCAAAGTCCTTCCGGATCTGCTCCGTTATCCTGGTCAGCGCGGAATGGTGCACCCCTGCTGTTGCGGCAAGATCCCTGATGGAAACCGGTTTTCCGTTTGATCCCGGGATGCGGTCGGGGTGCATGACCCAGAACAGGGTTAGGAGCCGGAGCCCGGCGGCCTTGGTGGTGCGGCGCGTGGGCTTTGCGGCTCCTACCAGGTACTCCAGCAGCAGGCGGATGGCCTCCTGTTCCCGGGTGGTGAACCCGCCGCGGGCGTGCTCGAAGAACGCTTCCATGGATGCGCGGTCGGAGGCGTGGTCAACCAGGCCGTCGGGTAGGTCGCTGAAGGGGCGTTCGTTCATGCGGGCGGGGCGCAGAGGACGACGCGGCCGTACTGCCGGAGGCGGCGCATGATGGCCTTGGCGGCCCTGGCGAGGACGGCGGACCGGGCTTCTGAAAACCAGTTTTCCAGTTGATCCCCCATCAGCTCTGTCGTGATGACGGTCATGCTCCGGTTGGCAATGCGTTGCTCCAGCAGCTCGAAAAAGGCGGAGGCGGTGTTGTCGGTCCACTCCACCTTGCCGATGTCATCCAGCCCGACGAACGGGTATCGCGACATCCCGGACATGAAAGGCCCTGCCTGGAAGCGCCCGGCGGCATCCTGGAGCCGGTGCTGAAAGCTCAGGCTGGTGTCGTAGGATGTGCTCTTTCCGGAGTCGAACACCGCGCGGGCCATGCGCCACGCGATGCGGGTTTTGCAGGCGCCGGATGGACCCGTGAGAAGCACCACGGGCCGATCCAGTTCCGCCGGTTTGCGGACGGAGGACCGCGCCAACTGGCGCCACGTCACGTCCTTCGGCCCATCATCCGTTCCAGCAATGAGCTTCACGCGGTCCAGCAGCGCGGGATCAGTCGCGCCGCCCTCCTCCGTGGTGCGGTACTCAAACGGGCAACCGCTTTCCCACATGATGCGTCTGCGCTCCGCCTCCTGCTGCTTCTGAGCCTGCTGCGCCTGATCGTCGCCCTTGGTGCGGCACTTTTCGCAGGTGCCCCGTAGATAGCGGCCGTCGTCCGGGTCTGGTTGGAAGCTCTGCGAGAACTGCTCCAGCATGTTCAGGTAGAACGTGGCGCCGCAGGCGCAACGCATGAGGTGGTTTTGGGGATCGTGGGAGTCCATGAGGTCAAATCTTCAGATTGGCGGGGTCCAACGGGTCACGGGAAGGGCCAACGGCGCGCCGGGCTTGGGCCGCCGTGCCGCTTGCGGCCGATTGGCGCCCCTCCCGCTCCCGCCAGCCAATCGCGAACGCCTTGAGGGCCGACTGCCAGTTGCCGATGGGGAGCTTCGTCTGGGGGTCCAGCCACTGCCGGCTGTCACACAGCCAAAACCATTTTTCCACAACCTGAGGCAGGATGCCGCACCGGGCGCCGAACTCGGTTGCGGCGGGCAGCGTCGGGGGCGGCATGGCCGTGCTGCCCGTGACCGGCCCTGAGGGCTGCGGGGCAACCACGGTGCCGGCTTGGACGATCTTCACCCGGACGCCGGCAGCTTCCTGCGCGCCCGCTGTGTGTGTGTCTTGGTTCCTTTGGGTTCCCTTTGGATTAGTCCGAAGATTTTTCGGGTCCCCCCCCGCAAATTTTTCGGGAGGTAACGTCGTCTTTTGCATCTCCTGCAAATCTTGCGGGTCCTGAGCGGATTGCCCCTCCTGCAAAACCTTCTCTGCCCCTCCTGCATTTCCTTCTACTCCCGAAGGATTTTCAGGAGGGTCATTCTTTGCGGGAGGCGCAGGCTTTGCCCCTCCATTAACCTTTGCGGGAGCCTCAGGGATTTGGGGAGTCACCCGGTAGGTTGTGGGCGTGTCGAATGTCGCGCGACATTGGACGACCAAATGTCCCTTGATGACCAACTCCGCCAGGGCGGTTCCGACCGTCCGATTTGTGAGGCAGCATTCCTTCGCCAGGGAGGTCTGTCCGGGCCAGCAGAGCCCATCCTCTCCCGCCCGGTCCGAGAGGCGGATCAGCAGGAGCTTTTGAGAGCCGTTCAGGCCCTCCACTTTCCACGCGAGGTTCACAAGGCGGTTGCTCATTTCAGGAGCCCCATCTGGCGGCCGTCTGGGGCCACCGGGAGGCGGTCAAAGGGGATGCTGATCCCGGCGCGCTGGTAGCGGCGGCGGATCCGCAGGTGGTCGTTGCGCATCTCGATCTGGTAGACCTCGCCGTCGCGCAGGAACTCCCGGCGCCCGAACACACGGCGGACCGGTTTCCGCTTTGGTGCAGGGGCGTCAGACATGGCCGGCCTCCTGAAGCTGCTGGGCGAGGCGGGCGCGGTAGATCGGTTCGGTGGGCGGCAGGTCAACGGCCTGGAACACGTCGGCCTCGCAGCGCACCGGGACCTTCAAGGCGCCGTCGGGCCCGTAGAACCCGGCGCCGTAGGGATTCCACCGCCAGCCGCGATCCTTGGCGCGCTGGGCGATGATGGCATTGAGGGATGCCGGGCCGGTGCGGCAGACCAGCAGGTTGAACCAGGACTCCCGGGTTGCGGCGAAGAGGTCAATGGGGATGCCGGAGGCCACATGCACCGCGAGCTTGTTCTGCGCCCCCCAGGTGAACGTGCCGTCCTCCTTCGGGCGCTTCGCCAGGACACCGCGCTTCACCATGGCGTTGATGGCGTCCGCGGCCTTGTCCGTCTCCACCAGGCTCCCGAACAGGTCCCCTTGATCAGGGGCCAGCCCGCGGACCGGAACGAACAGGATCTCCACGTCTCCAACGTCCGCTTTGTTCCGGCGCAGGGAGCCCACCCAAAGCATGAACTTCGGGTCCACTGCGTCCGCGGCGCGGAGCGCGTCCATGATCTCATCGGCGACCGGGATGGCCTGCCCTCTATAAAACCGTTTGCGTCTGTCACTCATGCCTTTGCCTTCCTCTGCTTCCGGGCCTTGGGGCGGGAATAGGTCCAGTGCTCGCCGCGCATGTGCGGGCCTGAGCACCGGCGCCAGCGGCCTTCGTGGAAGATCATCCAGGACGGCTTCGGTGTGCCCTTGGCCTTCAGGTCCGCATCCGATGCGATGACGTGCCCCGCGGGCGGCGGGTACTTCTCCAGGTCTATCCCCTCGGGGTTCCGGACGGCAGGGCCGCGACGGTTCCAGGCGGCGATGGCGGCCGCCCGTGCTTCCCCAACATCTTTTCGACAGGCAAACACGCTGGCGCCGCAGGTGCGTCCCCCTTCCGTGCAAAACACGTTATAGACCGTGTTACCAGTCTCCTGATTGACCCCGCCGCATGATATGGCTTGAGCACCGCAGAACGGGCAGGGCTTCAGCTCTCCGGAGCCGAGGCACTGGGCGCGGTCTGCTGCGCTCACGACGTATTGGGAGGCCGGGGTGATCATCGCTTCCCCTTCTCGTTTAGTTCGGGTCCGGTTGGAACCACACCCGCCCAAGGGGTCTTCGATTCCAGCTCGCACCACTTATCCCAGTCCGTCGTCCAGAGGTTGTTTGCGAGGAGCCATTGCCGGCGCGCGTTGGCGATCTTCACCGCGCCCGATTCAGTCCTGGCCCACATGCGGAAGACTGGCACCCCGTTGATGTCCACTTCCCAAGCCGGGAGCACGCTCTCCGCGGATATAATCTCCCGGGCTTCACTGTTGCCGTGCTCATCCATCTCGACGTTCCAGAGGAACATTCCCTTCGGGCGCGGTGGCATGGCGTTCGCCTCGTACTGCTCAATGCAGTCAGCGGCCCAGAGCTTCTTCGCGAGCACTGCCTTCTTGAGTGACGTGAACGCGCCCAGGACGCGGAAGTCCGAATAGGAACCGTGGGTGACCAGGAAAACGGTTTTCATCGCCTTCCCTCCCTCATGATCTGATCCACCAAGTCCGAGGTTTCCGCGCGCTGCCTCCTGGCGTGCTGAACCCGCGTGTCCCGCCGCCAAGCCTCGGGGTCGTGCCACATCCCGCAGCGTTTGCAGGCGGGCAGGCGTGAACCTTCTACGGGTTCCGGGATCGGGTCTTCGCAGTGACAGAGGTCCATAGGTCAGGCGCGTTGAAGTTGGAGTTGGCGGGCTCGGCCGGAGAGGTCGCGCACCACGGAAACGGAGGAGGAATAGACCTCTTGGCCCGGGCCGGGCCGCCGACAGATCAGGCCCGAACGGCCGTCAATCGTGTAGGATGCGGCTACGTCCACGAAGGCCCGGAGGGTCGCAATCTCCCGTGTGAGCTTCTGGACTTCGGCGTGTAGGCGTTTGGCGTTCATCGGCTGATTGAGTTGGCGAGGCTGCGAAATTCACCGATGGACCGGATGATGTGGTGCCGGTGGTACAGGCTGCGCAGCCGGGTCTGGATCCGGGTCTGATCCTCCGAGAGCTGGCCCGTGGACGTCTTGCACTCCACGTAGAGCGTGAGGCCACCGGGCGCGGCGATGATGAAGTCCGGTTCCCCCAGCGTTCGGCCGGTGCGGCGGGTCATGTCCCCGTGGAAGGCCAGCCAGCCGCGGACGTCGCATTCCCTCAGGATCTCCGCGTGCAAGACGGATTCCGGGGGCTCCTCACGCTTCTCCGCCCACCCCCAGCGGATCTCCTCCGGCGACAGCGGCCGGGAGTGCCCGCGGCCCATGGCCACGCGTTCTTGATGAGCCCGCGCCTGTTCTGGGGTCCAGTTGGCCATGTTAAAGGAGCATCCCCTTCCCGACTTCCAAGGCGTGACCGACGGAGCCAATCGGCAAACCGGTTTCCTCTGCGATTGCCGCGAAGGTGGAGCCACCTTCCTGCATCTCCACGGCGCGCTGAATAACCTCCCGTGGATACTTGCACGACGGCACCGCAGCCGGCTTGGGGCGCATAGAAGCCGTGATGCGTTCGACGTCCGCCTTGGACAGTCCGATCGCTTTCAGCAGGTCTCTCATTTCCGCAGCTTTCTCCGGGCAAATCCGGGCATGCCCATGGGTTGAACGCCGGGGAGGTAACCGGGCCAGACACCGGTGGCCTTGCACTCCATCAGCGTTTCGAGGTCCTGGAGGTATTGGGACCGCCCGGCCTCATAGAGTTCATCCCCGACGCGGATCTCAAACTTGCTCACCAGGTAGGGAGGTTCGGACTCCACCACGATGAAGATGAACTTCTCCACCTGGTTCTCGGCGTCCGCCTGTTCATTCCAGCCGTCCAGGTAGTAGGCGGCTTGGACGTAGTAGCGGCGGTCCCAAGCGTTCGCCTCCCAGAACTCCCGGCGGCCGCCGTCCTCCGAGACCTTCTTCACGTCGGCCAGGAACCGGCGCCCGGGTGATGCCCAGTCAATGCGGCCTTTCCTGCGGACGGTGCGGCGCGAGGACGGTAGCTCCAAGGTGGAGAACCAGGACACTTCCCCGAAGCCTTCGGAGAGGATGGCGGCCGCCATCTCGTCGTTGGCCACCGCTTCCACGCAGGCGTTCAAGGTCTCCCATTCCTTCTCCGTCATGACGTCGTTGCCGGCGTCTTCCTGCGCCTTGGCCCACGCCTTGCACCAATGGGAGGCTGACCACTTCAATTCCGTGCCGGCCTTCACCTTTCCGGACAACACCTGCGGATGGTCCGCCGGGTACTCCGTCGGCTTCAGGACGATCCGGGGCAGCGGCTTGTCAGGCTCCAGGATGAGGCTGTGGACCAGCGTTCCCATGCGCATCGCAGCCGTGGGCGGCTCATGCTTCCGGTTGGGGAAGCGGGCCGGCGGGTCCAGGTACTTCAGGGATGAGACGGAGGCGCCGGGGGCGCGCCGGTAAATCCCGTCAATCAGCCCGACGTAAATCCCGTCAGCGTCCGGACCCACCGGCGCGGCAACCGTTTTCTCAGTTGCTTCCATAGAGGCGGAGGCACTTGGACAGGGGGACAATGCCCTTGCCGTCGGGACGGAGGATTTCCGCCAGCACCGCCGGAGGAACGTCCCCGACGTGCTCCAACAGGCTGGCGTCTTTGATGCGGCCGGTGCTGACCAGCCAACCGAAGAAGTCGGCATCGGCGACGTTGGCGTTGGTCAGGAGCTGCTCCACCTGCTCCTCCGGGAGCGGCCCGGGGCCGGGGTCCACCGGGGCCGGAGAGGGCGCGGGTGCGGGTGCCGGGTCCGCGGGCGGCGCCTCCGGCTGCGGCGCGGGCACCACGGTTTCAGCAGGAGGCGCGGCGGGAGTTGCCGGAGTGCTGGGCACCGGCGCGGCGGTAGCCGGCTTCGGCGTGGCGCGCGGGCGCGGTGATGGCGGCGCGGTGTTCTTCAGCGCCTCCGTGGTGGCAGCGGCGGCGGCTTCTCCACCCCCGGCCGGAGGCAGCGCGGGCGCGGGTTCCGCGTCCTCGGCGTCGCCCTCCGGGACGCTGCTGCCGCTCATGGCCGCGTAGCAGCGGGCCAGCAGCTTGCGCGTGGCCTTCCCAAGCACCTGATCCGCGCCGGAGTATTGATCGGCCTTCACCGGCAGTTCGGCCTTCACCGTCCGCGGCGTGCCGGTCTGGGTCCATGACGCCTCCCCGGTCACGATGGCGCCGCTTCCCGTCATCTTGGGCACCCCGAGGCTGATCTGGAACAGGGTGACGTCCTTGCGGCGCCTGATCAGATACTCAAGCCCTTCCTTCGACGTGTATTGCCGTCCGGCGATGATATTGAACTGGTTCCCCACCAGTTGCAGCCCTCGCAGCATCGCCTCGATGCAGCAGTCCTTCACGGTCTCGTAGTCGTAGGGGACATTCGGCTTCTCCGTCCGCTTGTTGATGACCTTGGGGTCCCGGTCCGTGCGGAACCCTATTGCGGTATCCTGGAGCGCCACGATGCGCGCCCTGATCCCCGGGTCGTCGAACTGAACCCGGAGGTCCGCGATGGACTCAGCGACCGCAAGGGCCGCCGACACGTCGCCTTCCCCGGCGGCGGAGAAGACGGAAGCGGCGTTGGTGGACGAGGCGGCAAGCGCCTTGAGGCGGTCCGGCGCAAGGGCCGGGAGTTTCGATGGTAGGCTCATGGTTTGATGTGGTGAAAAATTGGGGCAGGCCCTTCCGGAATTCCCGGTGCTCGGCACCGCGCCGGCTATTTTCGGAGCGCCGATTGGGAACCGGTTGCACGCAACGTGAGGTCACAACCGCGGATGAAGAGGGCAGTGCAGGCGCCCAGCGAGAGCGCCAGCAGGAACGGGGACGCGGCCCAGAAAACGCAGCGGAGAACGGTTTTCATTTGGCCTTCCTGCGCCGATAGCGGATCGGCCCGTTGTTCGCCGCGGCGTACTCGATGAGCCAGTCCCATGCGATTGTGCAGCGCGTTTTCGTGTGCCATTTGCACTTCAGCCGCCCGGACTCCGTCAGCGTCTTGACGGTGTAGAGCGGGACGCCGAGCACCTTGGCCGCCTCCCGACGCGTCAGCATCGCCGGGGAGCGGGGCAGTGAAGCCAGCGTGATGACCGGGCGGTCTGGAAGCGGCGTCAGACCCTCGGGCAGCGTGCTCATCGGCCACCTCCAGGCCCGATGGCCCACAGGATCACATACGTCAGGAGCCCCGCGCAGAACGCGATGAGGAACGCAAACTCAAGGAGATCGGCGACTGTGTTCACGCAACCTCCCATTCTCCGGCCCAGAACTCCGGCCGGCGTGAATCCTTGACTGTCCTCAGTTGGCCGGCGCGGGTGCGGACGATCTCCTTGGGCCGGGCGATTCCTTGGAGCCAGATTCCGACAGCTAGCGCACCGCACATAGCGGTCTTCACCATGGCTCCCCCGATCTTCGCGGCCGCCGTCCGGATCTCCGCAAGCTGGCGTCCGGTGGGGCGGTCAACGAACGACTCGGCGGCACGCTTGAGCAATTCCCCAACGGAGAGCCCCCGGCGATGCGCGGCCTTTCCCAGTGCCAGCCGCCATTCCCTGGGGACGTTGATTGTGGTGTTTACGGAGCCGTTTGGGATGGGTTTCGTCAT